GGGGGCTTCGGCATTCCCATCCCCCGCCCCATGCGAGGCATGGACGAACCATACGGCCCCATGTTGAACATGCGACTCAGAACTTTCATTCCAGCCAAACTATTATTTTCTCCCAAATGAGACACTACGTCAGACGGGAGGACGTAAGCCGACGAACCCACCGAGACATTATGCCTGTCGGTCCGTCCAGGCACGGATGACAACACCGGACCAGAGTGCAACGATCTGGCTTCCTGCTTCTCAACCCACGGCATATTAGCAAGGGGCGACGGATTGCCACCAAACGCCATGCCCTGCGGGCTTAAACCCTGCCCCAAACCCTGCCCCATGAATCCAGAATTTTGCGTCTGTAATCCCTGCATTGTCCCCAATCCGGTATTTGCCGGCATCTGACTGTTGGGATTGGCTGGCATCAATCCGGGGGCTGGCTGGACGCCCATTGAAACACCGGGAACGGGCGATGCAGGAGGCGGCGGGGTTTGATTGCTTCCTAATGGATTAGTAGAGGCAGATACGGAATTGTTGTTGTAGTTTCCAGAACCAGCCTCAAGCGCATTAATGACTGAAGTAACCGGATCGGTTGGCGCGGCACCACCGGCATCGCGCCCACGACGCTTAGTCTCATACGCGATGGCTAAAGCTTGCTGCCTACTTTGCACATGCTTTGACTTGCCAATCTCCCCCATGAGATTACGCACGTTAGTCTTAAACGCGGCGTCACTTGACGAGTGTATTAACGGCATCTTCCCCCTCTAACCACTCTCCGTGTACGGCCCCACGACGCTTAGCAATTTGGCAAACGTTCTGATCGCTAGTATTGAACCTATAAGCGATAGCCTTTATTGCCTCGCCGCGCTTATATGCCTCAACGATCTTGATGCGATCCAAATCAGAAGTAGTCCGCCTCATGCGCCCTTAAATGCCTGTACGTTACAAACAACCGATGTTGAAACTGTCGAAAGCGCAAATGTGATTGCGGATGATAAACCGAACGCCAGAGGAACAATTGGGAACGATATATTTTGCGATGACGTTCCCTGAATAACGAATTGAGAGGACGCGCTGTCATTCAATGTAGCAAGCGTTAGAACCGTTCCCGTGTTACCGAATTGCAGGCTGGTCAAATACCAGCGGGTCGTGGCGTTACCCGTAGTGCCAAGAACTTGAACGGCAGTCGTAGTAGAGGAGGTCGTAGACCCCCGTGCCATAAAGGCCGTACCAGTGACCGGACCCATATCGGGGGCGAGCGTAACCGATATGGATGTAGCACTAGACTGCGGCCCAAGACCAAACGCAGTACCGCCAACCTGAGTTAGATTAACGGCAGTAGTCGCGATTGCTAAAGCAGTTTGATTAGAAGCTATAACAACCGGAATGGACGACGCCATGGTCTTCGGACCAAGGGTAATCGCCGATCCGCTTACAGAAATCAGATTGCCAACCGCAGTCTGTAGCGTTTGGCCGATGTTGGAGAGATTTGTTACGACGTTCTTTAGATTTGATACGCCGTCTTGAATCGGATCGGGCATTTACCGCTTCTGCAACGTCATCAGAATGTTGGATAGCTGCTGAACCATATCCTTCATGACCGATACGAAATCCTGCGCCGAAGCCATTAGCGCCTCCCCATTGGGGCGTATCTATAACGAATTTTTCCAATCCGCCAGAAACTTCCACTATCGCTTGATCCGATGCTTATCGACATCTGACGGCCACGGAACCGAACGCTTAGGATTTCGGTGGACTGTGTAACCGTGTAGGGGCCATATGTGACCGGCGTATCGCCAGGGAAGTTAACCACGTTAAACGACATCTGAATGTTTGCAGTCTGCGAACCGCCAAAAGTGCCCCATTTGAAGTCCGGCAATATCTGATCCACGAAAGCGTAATCTTCGCCCTCGGCAATGTAGAAGTAACCCGTCGTAAACATCGCCGGAATCGGATTGCCGCGACCGTCAGGGGATGTTTCGTGTTGAAGGATAACACCACCGGGATTGGCACCGATTGGATTACCCAACACGCTCTGATCGGTCCAAGCCGAACGTTGAAGACTACCGTAGTCCCAAGGAGCGCCCGCTTCGGCAATGTTCATCTTAACATATAAATCGTTCTCTCCGCTTGTTGACGCCATCGATGGAAATTCCCAACCGATTTCGTTAAACGGCGTATTGGGAATAGCGCGAACGTTTTTAGCGAATGTGGGATTTATTTGCTGAAACACGTAATCCCACACCGGGCACGGAAGTACGTGAACGCCTGACCCGTCATAAGCATAGAAATTAGAAGCGCCCCCTGTACCTACCGCACCCATCCAGTAAATGTTGCCACGCAACGACGCGGCGGCATGAGCGGAAGCAAGCCCAGCACCAGCCCCAATTTTATTAAACCCATAAACGAAGGGCGGACCCTGATAGTTCATCGCCCAGCAATCAATGTCAGTCCAAACCAGGTTTTGATTTGCCATGGGGATACCGCCGACGATTCGGTTCCCAGAAGGAATACGGAACGATCCCGCCTGATTTGTAGCCAAGGCTGTAAATTGTGTATAGTCGCCAACAGTTGACCACTTCACCAAGAGCGGGTCTTGTTCAACGCCGACATTTTCAGTGGTAGTGGACGCCCAAGCAACTAAAATCTGCTCAGAAACCGATACAAATATACCTCCGTTGAACGGTGGAGCAGTAGAAACGATCTGAGAATTAGCAAAGCCAGACGTTGGATCGTAGGCAAACACCCCACCACTGGCCGGACACGATAGTAAAATTTCCCCCCAGTTATCTTGGGTCCAGTCGGTTGCGGTAATCTCAGTTCCGGTCTGCGAGGTACTGGACGCGCCGCTTCCATAGCCCCCAGAACCATAAGCCCCCACACCATAACCAGTCCCCGCCGCTGGCGGCCCCAATGCGATCCAATAGACCAGTTCGGCAAATCCGGTCGTATTCATTGCGAACACAGCGTTGCCGGTCGCCTGTGTTGATACGCCAATGGTGAAATTATTGGCGTCTACACGAGTAACTACATAACTTCCTTGGATCGTTACACCCTGAGAAGTAGTCGCAATGGGAAACACAAACGTATTTCCAGTAACCAATCCGTGCGCAATAAACGTGACTTGAACTACCGCACTTCCCGACGTTGGGGTGAATATCGGCACGGAACAGAAAATAATGCTGTCGCCGTTACCTACCCCAGCGCCAGTGGCATTATTCGACATTGTAACGGTAGTGCCGCCCGTCCCCGCAACCGTGGTACCATTGGGGATAGCAGACGGCGTGGTCAGATCGTAAATCGCCATACCGTTAACTAGCCACGCTGGCGTGGCGGCAAAATGCAGCGTAGGATTACCGGCCGCAGTCGTATTGTTCGTAGCAGTCGGGTTAGTTTCGGATGTGGTGGCATTAGACGAAGCCTGAATTTCGTAAGTGCTACCTCCGCCCGCTACAACGATTTGATATAGGCCGAATAGTATCAAACCTCCAATTGATACCGGAACGTTAAAGTACACCGCGTCGTTAGTGGTGACGTTATTTATGTTGGGGTCAACGATAGTAACAAGATTGCTGCTCGCCGTCGTAGAGAAGTTAGGAGCAAAATCGGATATAAGATTTTGCGGGGTAATGTCGGCCCCAGAACCGCTGGTTATAACGGTAAGCGCCGCAGTAGAGCCAACACCAAGGTGGGTGACTTGATTCAAATCCTCCCAAGCGTGCAAATCGCGCGGGACGCCGGCCACCCCACTATAGTAGATCGTCCAACCGCCAAGTTTCTGTACTAAGTCATCTTTGAAGCGAATAAAGCTGGATGACGATATTCCAGCCTTCAGGAGCGTGGGCGTCCTTTCTGTATTAACCCCAGGAACGAGCGTAACAGAACCGTAAGGCATTTATGTTTTTATGAAGGAGAACCCAAACACAAGTCCGGGCGGGATATTCTGAGAACCACCGGAACCAGTCGTGGCGTTTGTAATGCTTGCAAACCCGGTTTGGTTCCATCCGGCGTCAGGAGTGTTGCCGACAAACGACGTTGCGCCACTGGCGGCCGGTGGCGTCGCAGCGATGTTGCTAAAATTATGATTTGACGTATGATTATGGCCCGCGTCCGTCGCAACGTGCGTATGGGCCTGCATTGACTGACTACCACCCGACGCACCCCACGTCGTGCCGCTAATGCCCGATATGACGTTCGTGATACGCCCGGCAGTCGTTGCGCCTTGGTTATCCAGAGGAATGCGATAGCGCGAGTTCAGGTCTGGAACACGGAAGGTGGTTACGCCGTCGCCTCCGAACGTCGATCCCAACTGCAAACCAAGTGCAGTGAAGTTTGACATATTGTATTGCGTGCCGTCGCAAATAAGCCACGGCGACACAGAACATGCGGTCATCCAGCGCGGGGTGGTGGACACCGCCAAGTCCATGAACGAACCAACGGCTGGCTGGTCAACGTAATCGACGCTCGTACCATCATAAAAGATGGTAATTTTCTGACCGGGGGCGGCACCCACCGCATTCCCAGCACCAGTACCAGCGGCGGGCGCCAATTGAACGAAGAAACTCGCATTGTTGGTGCAAAGGTTCTGAACGATATAGAACCCAGGCAACGAGAATTGGATAATCTGATTTCCGGAAAGCGCACCGGAAAACTGAATAAGAGCGTTCTGGCTTTGCCAGGGGCCAGCTTGAGCCGCAACAGAACCCGTCCCAGGAACCGTAAGCAATACGGTAGACGCCGCCGCAAGAGACAGAATAAGAACGCCACCCAACATACCATCAATAGCGGTAGCGTTGGCGTTGAGCGGCTGGTCCCACGTATTAACATCCGCGCCGTGGGCGGGCGTAACAATAAGTTTGTTTTTGGTAGCTGAATCAACCACGGATTAAGTCCTCGGTGGCGTTGCTAACGGAGCGGGGGCTTTGGATGACCACCCCTCAGATGTAAATTTCTTCATGGCTTCCTCAGTCTGAGCGGACTTCAAAAGCTCTCTTGTATGCGCCATCCACGTCGGCCCCATTTGTGGGTTATCGACATAGCCGGCCGCACCAAAGTTCTGTTGGTATGCCGCCAAGAACGCTAAACTGGCCGAAATGGTCAGGTCAGGAAAGTACACCGACAACAGCGTTGTGACATTTGCCGTACCCAACGGAGTCGGGCGATACGTTCCGTGGACTTCAGCGTAATAGGACTGATCCGGCCACGGCCCCACAATGAATGTGGTTTGGGATGAAGGAGCGAAGTATTGCGGGATACCAGAACCGGCAGAAGCCGGGAACGATGCGTCTATAAACTCTCTGGAAGCTGGAGTAAGTGCGTTCCTAGTTCCAAGATCGGGGTTGGATGTCCCCACTGGGGTTATGGCGTAGATATTGCTGACAACAACGAACGTGCCGTTAGCTGATGGAAGATTGAAACGCCTATTCCCCGCAACAAACGTGGTTGAGCTGTCCGTTGTGATCGTGTTTAGAAGCTGCAATTCCCGGTAAAGGAACTGCTCCATATCGTCTATGGTATTTGGGAGCGCCGCGACGAAGCCCGGATCGCTCGTCGGAACGGCGATCATGTTAGCCAACGAACTAACATATGTTGCATATGTAAGGCTCATTTATGCCGCCGTCGTGAAGTTAGTCCACGTCGTATTGCCGTTCGTATTAACGTAAAGCCTTTGACCGGCGTTAGCGGGATCATTGCGCAGATATAACGAACCTGTCGCAGCCGCGATAGTTGGGCTTCCCGTTCCACAATAAATACCGAAATTAGCTACGGTAGAGAGCGTCAAGCCGAACGTGGTTGCACCGCCATTGCTCAAACTGACTTGATACCCAGCCCCAAGTTTTCCAGTGGCGCCAAGATTATTAA